ATGGAACGAGAGTTTAGAGGCGTGTGGATCCCTGCGCCGGTTTGGCTGGATCAAAGGTTGACGCTGGTAGAGAAGGCGCTCCTCGCAGAGATTGACAGCTTTTCCGGCAACGGGAAGACCTTCCACAAAAGCAACGACACCATCCAGGTGGAATACGGAATAAGCAAGAACACCATCGCCCGGGCGCTGCGAAAGCTCGAAGCCCTGCAGTATATCAACGTGACGTTCAACGGCCGCGTTCGCCATTGCTCGGTGCGGTTGGGCTGCATCCCCAAAACCGGGAAGGCAGACTCGCCAAATTGGGAAGGCAGCCTCCCCAAAATGGAGAGGCAGAGTCCCCAAAATGGGGACGCAGCATCCCCAAATGTACCCTGTACTAATACAGTAGAGAACACAGTAGACAAAACAGTTAAAACAAGTAAGGCGCGCCCCAAGGGATTGGAGGAGGTTTTGGAAGCGTTCCGCCTGAGCGGTTCGTCCGACGACGAGGCTTCCGCTTTCTTTGACTATTACGAGGCCAACGGATGGACCCAGGGCCGCAACAAAAAAATAAAAGACTGGAAGGCCGCCGCGCGCGGTTGGATGCGTCGAACCAAACAATTCAAAACAAATGACCGCAGTAGAAAAGGCACGTCAGGAGCTGGTCCAACGGACGGCTCACTCATTGAACAACATCTCCGCCGCCTCGCGAATGGATCCGGTGGAGGCATGGCGTGAAGGCGTTAACGTCCAAGCCGCCTACAACAACCCGGCCACGCAGGCCGCAGTCGAAGCCGCCCTCATTGCGCTGGTGGCCAAGACGCTCCGCTACCTCGACTATGGCCGAACCATCACCGCAGACCAAGACATCATTGACGCGGTGGAGCACCTGCGCCTGGAGTTTCCGGCCATGAAGCTGGAGGAGTGGGCCATCATTTTCCACCGCCTCAAAACGGGCCATTACAAGCCTGGATACGAGCGGTTGAAACTTCCGGAACTTGTGTCTATATTCCAGCAGTACGAAGGCGAGCGCGCAGAGCGCCGCGAGGAGACGTGGGGCGAGCTCAAAAAGCGAACCCCCAACAACCTCGACGACGGTCAGGTCAAAGCCCTCTACGAGAAATACGCACAACAACGCCGTGAAGCGAAACAAGCCGCTGCAAAGGAAACCGAAGTCAAGCGCGTCCAAACGGACGAGCGAGGCCGGTGGCAGCACATCCCGTACCCGAACTCGAAAGACCACGAACCCCCGGGGGGCGATGGTCAAGAAAGTTGACGCGGTCTTTTCTCAATATGTGCGGCTCCGCGCCACCGACGACACCGGTCACGGGGAGTGCTACACCTGCGGATCGCGCCGCCATTGGTCGGAAGTCGACGCGGGCCATTTCATGAGCCGGGCTTGCATGAGCACCCGGTGGCATGAGGACAATGTTCAGTTCCAGTGTAAACGATGCAACGGGTTTCGATCGGGTGAACAGTTTCTTTTTGCCCGCAACCTGGACGCCCAGTTCGGGGAAGGCAAAGCCGAGCAACTTTTCATTCAATCCAAGCAAACGCGCAAATGGACGCGCGCGGAGTTGGAGACCATGTATCACCACTACAAACGCCTCGTCGATGAGCTCCGCAGCTCGAAGGGACTTTGATGCGTGGTTCACCAAGAACTACGACGACCTGGTGGCAAGCGCTCGGTCCTTCCATCCCGACGGCTCCGATTTGGTCCACAGCACCTACGTCCGCTGCGTGGATGCCTTGGCAAACACTGGTCGGCCCATTGACAAGTTCGACGCATATTTTCGGAAGGCCATGTGGATTGAATCCACGCGGGGCGTCTTCAAGGCGCTTTACACGTACCTGGATTGTCCCGAAATCGAGGTGCCCAACCCCGAGCCTTCCCGCGATCCTTTCGAGGACGAGAACGCGCTAATTTTGACGCGGCACCTGGCATGGTTTGACCGCACCGTTTTGGGGCTTTATCTTAACGGCTACAACCTCCGGCAAGTTGCCAGGGAGTCAGGCATCCATCACGACACCCTTTATCAATCGCTCCACAGGAGCAAACAAAAAGTTCGACATGTTTACCGTCAGCGCACAAACCCGGGCAAATAGACTCAACACCTGCCGAGGCTGCGAGCACTTTGTGGAAAGCACGCAGAGTTGCGGCCCCCTAGTGGTTGAGGCTTTCACCGACTCCGAGCTTTGCGGCTGCCACATGCCGACCAAGACCCGCCTCAAATGGTCAGAGTGCCCCCTGGGCAAATGGGAGGCAGTCATCACGGCAGAGCACGTGGCGGATGTGCAAGCGTTTGTGGATGCGGTGGACACCGATCCGAAAAGCCTGACGGACCAAGACCTTGCCGACCTTTACAACCGCGTCTTGGGCACCCATGAGCAAGCCACCAGTTGCGGGGGCTGCAACCGGAAGATGCTCAAAACCCTGAAAAAACTACTGAATGAATACAACAAAGCAAATCCCCAGTGAATCGTTTTACCTGGCCGTGGGCAACCTCGCCCATCAAGGCGGTTATTTCATGTCCAAGCACGAGGCGCTGCAACGCTGCCAGCGGGGCGTCACAGAACTGGGCTTGGCCTGGGAGGACATTGTCAGCCCCACAAGACGTCGCGAGCTGGTCGACGTTCGCAAAATGGTGTCCTATTTTCTGCGCGATCAAGGGTGGACCTACAAAGCCATTGGTGAAGTTATGCGCCGCGACCATGCCACGGCAGTGCATCATGTGCGTACCTTCCGGTGGTTGATGGAAACCTACAGCCAAACGCGTGGTGCCTACACCCAATTTTGCGGAGCATGACAGACAAACCCCTCACATATCGAAAAGCCAAGCGCCTCCTCGGACAGTGCGACGACTGGGTGCTTTTCACATCTAAAAACAACGGCGACGACACGGCCAACTTGGAGTGCGCAACTATGTGTGCCACATCCTGGGCGCTCCTCATTGACTTTGCCTCTGCCGACGAAAACTTTTACAATGCCCTTGAGACCATCCTCCACACGGCCCGTGACATACGCGAAAACGGCGGAGCTGAAGACCAACCCTAACAACCCGCGAGCCATCCGCAAGGACCAACTTGACAAGCTGGTCAAAAGCCTTGAGGAGTTCCCGGAGATGTTTGAAGCGCGACCCATCGTCATTGACGCGGACGGTGTTGTTCTTGGCGGCAACATGAGGTTGCAGGCCGCAAAAGCCGCAGGCCTGGAAGAGGTGCCCGTCTTCGTGCGCGAATGGCACGAGAGCAAGGACGGTCAGTTCATCATCAAGGACAACGTTAGCTTTGGTGAGTGGGACTGGGACGCCCTTGGCAACGAGTGGGACCCCGGGCAGCTCAACGAGTGGGGTTTGGACACCTGGCAACCCGACCTCGATGGGGACGACCTGACTGACGAGTTTAGCCTTCCGGATGGCGACAAGCCACCATTCCAAAGCCTGACATTCACGTTGGCCGATGAGCAAGCGGAATACGTCAGGAACGCGTTGGCTGACGCCAAGCAGTTGGAAGAGTTCAAGTATGTTGAGACAATGGGCAACGACAATCGCAACGGTAACGCCCTTTACTTTTTGGTATCACAATGGGTCGAGCAAAGGACATAACAGTAAAGGTCATTCCGTCAAAGGTGGCCAACGAGTTTGTGAAGCGCCATCACTACTCCGGAAAGATTGTAAACAACAGCGTTCTCCATTTCGGTGCCTTCCTGGACGGAAAGCTCGGGGGCGTCATGCAGTATGGAAACCCGATCGACAAAAGAAAGGTGCTCCCCCTGGTTGAGACATCCAACGGAACAATCAACCAAAAGTGGAACGAGATGTTGGAGTTGAACCGGATGGCCTTTGCTCCGATCCTGCCCAAGAACTCCGAAAGCCGGTGCATCGCCGTGAGCCTGCGCCTCATCAAAAAGAACGCACCCCATGTAAAATGGATCCTGTCGTTTGCCGACGGAACCCAATGTGGGGACGGCACAATCTACCGGGCCTCGGGTTTTCATTTGACACAGATCGGCAAAAACACAACCATTGTACGTCTTCCTTCCGGGGAGGTCATGGCTGCGCACGGCACAAGCAAGAAGCTACAGCAAATGGCAAACGCTGTGGTAGCCAACAAGACACTGGACAACCCCAACTTCAAAAACGAGGGGATGTCTTCCGGAAAATTTAGAAAAATGGGTGCCGAGCCGTTGCCAGGCTACCAACTTCGTTATATTTACCTCATTGACAAAGAGGCCAAGCTCGCCGTGCCTTCCATCCCCTTCGAAAAAATCAAGGAACTGGGAGCCGGAATGTATCGAGGCCAACCACGCGCATGAAGCACAGCAGGCGGTGCGCCGGGCATCCAGTCCGGAGGGGGCGGTTCGATCCCGACCCATGCGCTCTAATTTTACCGTGATGGAAGCAGTAAAAGCCAACAAATCCGACACCAAAAAAGAGGCGATGTTGGAAGCCCTGGAGAAATCCCTGGGTATTGTCACCACGGCTTGCAACGCGGTAGGCATCAACCGGTCGACGCACTACGACTGGATGAAAAAAGACAGCGACTACGCAAGCGCGGTCAAAGCGATTGAGGGGCGGACGCTCGACTTCGCAGAGAGCCACCTTCACAAGCTCATCAAAGACGGCAACCCTGCGGCCACCATTTTCTTTCTCAAGACCAAAGGGAAGGCCCGAGGATATGTGGAGCGTCAGGAGATCGAGGTCGCAGAGAAAAAGCCGCTCTCTTGGTTTGGAAACGACAACAGCACCACCACATGACCTATACCATCAACACAAGCGTTCGCAACGTAGCCGAAAACGGCACGGAGGAGGAGCGCACGTTTTACATCGTCACAGGCACCCAGGACGGACAGGCCACCATCATTGGGCAGTATGACAGCCAAGAGGCTGCCGAAGCGGTCAAGGCCGAACTGGAAGCCCTCGACGAGGATTGAAGCAAGCGGCGACATACTACCACGTTAAACAGTCGCCGGCCAAGATTCAAGTTCACCAGGGAGGAACGCGGAGCGGGAAGACCTACTCCATCCTCACGGCGCTGGTGGAACTCTGCCACCAAAACGAGAACGCAGGGGCTGTTATAACCATCGCGCGGAAAACCTTCCCGGCCATCCGAGCGTCGGTGATGCGCGACTTTTTTACCATCCTGGAGGCGGAGGGCATCTATAACGTCGCCAACCACAACAAGAGCGAAGCCACCTACGTGCTCTTTGGCAACCTGGTGGAGTTCATAAGCATTGACCAACCGCAGAAAGTCCGAGGGCGTAAGCGGGACATCCTATTTGTCAACGAGGCCAACGAGCTCAACCTCGAAGATTGGCGGCAGCTCGTCCTCCGGACCACGGGGCGAATCCTCATTGACTACAACCCCTCCGACGAATTTCACTGGATCTACGACGAGGTCATTCCGAGGGAGGACGCCGACTTTTTTCAAACAACCTATCTTGATAACCCGCACCTCCCGGATGCGGTGGTTGCAGAAATCGAGCGCCTCCAAGATGCAGACCCCGACTACTGGAAGGTCTATGGATTGGGCGAAAGGGGTCAGAGCCGCGCAACCATCCTGACCCATTGGAGGGAATTTGACCAAATCCCAACGGACTACAAGCTCCTCAACATTGGCCTCGACTTCGGTTATACCAATGACCCCACAGCGATTGTGAAGGTCTATACCGACGGGCACGGCTTCATCTTGGACGAAGTGTGCTACGCCACGGGATTGACCAACGCGGCCATTTCGCAAACCCTGCGCGACGCCGAGGTGGGGCGGGGCACCATGATCATTGCAGACAGCGCAGAGCCCAAGAGCATCGACGAAATCCACGGGCACGGATTCAACGTCCACCCAGCTCGCAAGGGCCGGGACAGCATCCGGGCAGGGTTGGACTTCCTGCGCTCCCGCCCGTTGGGCATCACATCCCGCAGCGTCAACGGGATCAAGGAACTCCGGAACTACAAATGGAAGGAGGACAAGAACGGGCGACAACTCAACGAGCCGGTGGATGCGTTCAACCACTTCATTGACGCCAGCCGCTACGCCATCACGCATACGCAGACCAACCCCAACTTCGGTAAATACGCCCTCGGGTAAACGTTTGTAAATTAGGCGCGTAAGCAAACCACGAAACTGCGTCTTATGAATGTGAAGCTGTCCCTACCCGCCACTTTTGCCGACTTGACGCTCCGCGACCTTCAGGTGCTGGAGACAAGCGAGGACCCCATGACATGCGTCGGGGCCGTGACTGGTATTGACTGGGACGAGCTTCGGGAGATGCCGCGCGCTTTGATTCAGGAGGGGTTCAACCACCTGCAAGCGCTGCGCAAGGCAGAGACCCAACGGCACCTTGAGACATTCGAGCTTCACGGCACGCGCTATGGCTTCGTCCCCAACTGGGACGAGTTCACCGCAGGCGAGTGGATTGACGCCGAGCAACTGTGCGAGGACTTTTGGAAGAACGCGCACAAGGTCATGGCTTTGCTCTTCCGCCCCGTCACCCGATCGGTGGGAGACCGCTACATGATCGAAGCCTACACGGCCAAGGAAGACCCCACGCCGTTTCTCGATATGCCAGCGGACCAAGTGGCGGGTGCCCTGCTTTTTTTTTCGACTACCAAAAACGAACTTCTGACCACTTTGCAGTCCTCTTTGATTCAAGCGGCGAGGAGTCAGGCGATGACTTCAGTGAAAAGTGGGGGTGGTATCCTGTCCTCTATTCTCTCGCGGGTGAGGACATTCTGCGCGTCGAAGCTGTCACCAAACTCACGGTCGGCCACGTTTTCACCCACCTGGCTTTCCTGAAGGACCTCGAATTTAAACGCAAGCAAGCCACCGCATGATCACCTACACCAATATCGTGAACCGCTTCGAGGCCTTCGTTGCTGCCAACCCATTTGTGCAGACGTTCAGCTTCGGGTCGCCCTCCGACGTGGATCTCGACAAGCTGGAAACCTACCCGATCCTGCACCTCGTTTATACCGGCGCCACATATCAAGGCAGTTCCAAAACCTACTCGTTCGAGGTCTATATTTTGGACAATCCGCCCAACGACGAGTCCAAGGTGGACTTTCAAAAGGGCGCCATCACAAACGCCGAACAAATCGCCGAGGACATCTTGGCCGACATGGAGCGCGGTGGGGAGGTGTTCACCTTCGCCCACCGCTTTGACGTGGCCAGCGCCTCGACCGTCCCCCTTGAGGAGGAGGGAAGCAACGTGCTGTCCGGCGTCCTATTGAACCTTTCCGTGACCGTTGGTTACGAACACGACTCTTGCAACTCACCACTCACATGAACAACTGGAAACTCCGCTCGACCATAACGGGCAAAGACGGCATGGACTTCGTGGAAGTCAACGGCCACCTCGCAAGCCTTGACAGCGGCGAGGACACCCTCGTCAACATCGTGCCGTTTGGCGACGTATATCCCTACTACTTGAGAACGTCGGCAAGCGAAACCTTCGGCCCCGTGTCCAATCAAGTCCCCGGCATTTGCAACGGCACTTTCACGCACACCGGTGCGGCGTCGGGCACCGTGGACAGCGTGGTGCTTGAGGGACAAGGAACTTCCACCCCAAACTTCACCTACACATTCCTCGCTGACGGCACGCTCTCGACCATTGTGGCGGCTCAATCGGGCGACCGCAATATCCGTGTGGGCGACAAGTACCAAATCACCACGAACGAGGGCCACGTCATTCAATTCCGCTTGGTCGATGGGTCCAACGCACGGGAGCTTTCCATTCGCCTTATCTACAACCAAGGGGTGTTGCCTTACGCCGTGAAGCGGGTGCGTATTCGCGAAGCAACGGACCACACCATTCAGGTGCTCGACTACCGTAGCTCGCAGGTCTTCCCACGCCCACAGGACAAGCTCCTCGACAAGTACCCCGACGCGGCGGCGGCCTACGGCTTGCGCCTCTTGCGTTCGGCCTACCTCGGCCCCGCAATCCGTGTGCGGCGCACCAGTGACAATGCCGAGAAGGACATCTACATGGACTCACAGGGCAACCTCGACACGGCGACGTTGACGGCGTTCGGTGGCTCCCTTTCGCTCAAGGTCAACAAGTGGTACGACCAGTCGGGCAATGGCAACGACGCAAGCCAGTCGGCTGGCTCGGCTCAACCGACCATCTACGATTCCGGCGCTTTGGTCACGGTCAACGGCAAGCCCGCCCTCGACTTTGACGGAAGCGACGACGACTTGGTCATTGACAGCTCTGACCTGTACGGGCAGGCCAGGTTTGACGCGTATATGCACTACCAAACCGACGACGCTCGATACGTGTTTTTCGGTGACCCCGACAGCAACGCGCGATTCAGCCTTGTGCCGGAAAACGGCTCAGACGTTACAAGTTTGTCGGGGTCGTACCACCCGGCATCGGTATATGTCAACGGCGTTAAAATACCTGCGGTGCCCGGAACCAACACGCGGGGTGAATTGCATACGGCGCTTGTCACGAACGCGGGCGAACACAGCACCGGGGCCGTCGTCGTTCACCAAGGGGCAAACACTACAACGTGGACCAGTTTTGGCATCAGCACGTACCCCACAGGGACGACGTACTTGTTTGACGGCAAGGTGACCGAGGTGGTGCTTTACAACACCGACCAGTCGGCCAACCGCGAAGACATCGAGAAGGACATGGCCCTGCACTCGGGAGCCTACCAAGTGGAGGACGCGCCGTTGCTTGACGCCTACGGGGGTGCCCATGCGGCCTACTCCCTCCGCAAGCTGAACAGCGACTACACGGGGGCGGCCATTCGGGTGCGTGCCAATCGCTCCGGAAACCCCGAACAAGACATCGGCTTCGACTCCAACGGAAACTTGGACGAGGCGGCCTTGATTGCCTTTGGCGACGGTGTCGCGTGCTACATCAAGACGTGGTACGACCAAAGCGGTAACGGCGACGACGTTACGCAGGCAACCACCAGTGCTCAACCCATCATTTTGTACAGCAACGGAACCCTGCCAAAAATCGGCGGGCGACCAACCGTGCGATTTGCTGGCTCCGCCTACCTCCCCTTCGACAACACGGGCCTCGACGTTGGCAACCTTTCGTCCTTCGCCGTTATGAAGTACAGCACGACCGACAACCAGCAAATGGGCCTTGGCTTAAGTGGCGCGACAGGCGACAAGCGTTGGTATGCCCCTTACCTCAACGGCGGCAACTTTAACTATGGCTACAAAAACGACTCGGCCAAAATCAACACGACCGCCGACACCCTCAACAACCTGCACACCATGATTGCGGGAGCGACCCAAGGCGACGTGGAGGCGTTCCTCAATGGCACCAGCGCAGGAACTACGCCGCTTGTTACTGGCATTTCAAGCGCCGCTGGCATTGGAAACCTTGGTGGGTCTTTCATCATGACTGGATTCATCCAAGAGGTCGTCGTCTACTCCAGCGACCAAAGCGAGCGCCGCGAAGGCATCGAACGCAACATCTCAAACCACTACGACTTATGAGCTACATTCTCATCCTAAGCAACGACGACCACACGTCGCAGGAGCGCGCCGAACTCATCACCCGCGAGCTCTACAACATCACGGCCCCTGAAGCCATCCAACACGATTACCAAGCCGACGGCACCGTCTTCGGCCTCGTGGAGCACCCCGACGGGGGCGACTGGGCCATGCACATCCAAGAGGACTGGGTCATCTACTGCCACGACGACGTGGACCTCGACCGCCTTGTGGGTGCCTTCCCTGAAGTGCCCGCCGACGAGGTAGCCACCCTTCGCTCTTTGATCGAGTCGAGCGACAAGGTGACGTTCTCCCAAATCATTCCAAGCACCGCCACCGTCCGCGACCACCAATACATGGTCGACAACGGTTGGTTCACCGAAAGCATCTAAACCCAAACACATGGACTTTATCTCACAACACTGGGCCGAGTTGGCCCTCGCCATCCTCGGAGCCGCAGGAACCTACACCGCCCTCACCGAGTCAACCAAGGACGACAAGGTGGTGGACGTACTGAAACGAATTGTGAACGCCATCGTCTTGGGCCGTTCGCGCAAAGCCGACGACAAGTGAAAACCTACGACCTCATAAAACACGACGCCACCCAAGCCTCCGATGGGTTCATCGAGGCCAACGGCTACATCATGCACAACAGCACGACCGACGTGGACGTGGAGGTTGTGCCTTACGGCCATGAATACCCGGCCCCTTTGGTGACAAGCTCACAGCCCAACCAAAAGGACGGCATCACCAACGGCACGTTCACAAGCGACGCCAACGCCACAGCATCGGCACGCCCTGCCACAACCATCTCCGGCAACGGAAGTGGGGCGACGTTCGTGTACGTGTTCGATGCGAACGGCGACCTCGAAAGCATCAAAGCGGACGGGGCAGGGACAGGCTACAAGGTGGGCGACCACTTGAGCATCACCACAACGGCGGCTCACGGCTCGCAGACCATCAAGTTCCGCCTCGTCAAGGGAAGCAACCGCGCCGAGGTGCCCGTCACCTTGATTCACGACCGCACCAACCCCTTGGCCTTTGCCGTTGAGGAATACAAGGTGCTGGGAGATACCGACCGCACCGTTTTCGTCCTGCTTGAACACTCGTGACCAACTATGAGGCCATTTTGGAGGAATTCGCAAGGGAGACAACCCTCGCGGCAAAACGCGAGCTTGGTTCGCGACGCATTGGTCGCAATCGCTCGTATGGTGTTGCGACGCGTAAGCTCCAAAGGTCTCTCACGTTTAGCCGTCAAGGCTCTCGTGTTTCGTTCGGCTCTCCGCTTCCTTACGCCGGTTTTGTTCATTGGGGCGTTAACGGCACCGATCGTTCGCACGGTTCGCCGTATTCGTACAAGAAAAAGCAACCCCCCACCGACGTTATCCTGCAGTGGATGCGCAACAAGCCCGTGCGACTGCAAAAGAAAGGAGGGAAGGGCTTCGCGCGTCAAACGGCGTCGGCTCTCAAATCGGCGGCGTATCTCATCGCGCGGGCGATCAAGAGGAACGGCGTACCGGGGGTAAAATACTGGACGGAAGCCTACGACACCATGTGGCCGCGCTACGCCCAAAAGATAGCGGAAGCAAAAGCCGAAGACGTGGCCCTTCAACTGGAGGCGATCGTTGGCGGTATAACCATCAAAGCGAAGTAACCAATGGCCGTTGCCTTTACAAGTGAGCCGGTTGACGACCTCAACCTCAGCAACCAGCACAACATTTTCGCCATGCACGACTCGGTCGAAGTGCCGGACCGCTACATCGTGCAGGTTTACGAGAACAACTACTTCTCGGGCGACGGCACGCTCATCGCCAAAATATACCTCACCCCCAACGAGGCAGACCGTGGGGTGTTTGACTTGGGCGACCTTGTAAACAACCGCCTCTTGGCTCCTGCGCGGCTTCAATACCAATCGACCAACCGCTTCGTCATGACGGGCTACAGCTCGGTCGAGAAGGCGACGACGACGGACATGGTGGCACGCAAGTACACCCTCAAGGCCGGACGCATCAAGGACGGCACGGAGACGCTCAACCAAGACACCGCCATCAAATACCTCATGGGAGGGGCTTGGCAACTGAAGGACGGCAAACACCCAAGCTTCGCGGACTACTACACCAACCTCTTGTCCAGCACGGACAAAAAGGCGTGGCTCACTGACCTGACCAACAACTCGGGTGTCAACGAGCGATACATGGCCGACGAAGACGAGGGGCGCGTGGGCATCGCGCACACGTCACTCATGGGCCAAACCAGCTACCTCAACAAAATCACCATTCAAGCGTTTGAGGCGGACGGCACAAGCATTCACACCGAAACGTTGTCGGGTATCGGCTTTGGACTTTACCACAACCAGTCCCTCCACTGGGTGGCGTGTGGACCGTCCAACGTGAAGGGGCTTTTTGGTGCAGACTGGAGCGACGACTGGGACTACATCGAAATTATACCACGGAACAGTTCAAACGGCCAAATCGGAGCCAAGTATGTTGTCCGCAGGGACTGCCGACCCATCAAGCACGAGCCCGTTCAACTTGCGTGGACCAACACGGTCGGCGGGTGGGACAGCTTGCGCTTTGATGCACGCGCACCCAAGACCATCCAAAAGAACGAGAAGCGGTTCCGCAAAGACCCGCTCACATGGCAAACCAACGCCCCGTCATGGTTCACGTGGGACCGTCAGAACACCACGTTCCACAATGAGGGCAAGCTGCGGTTCACGTTGACGCACGACCAGTTCACCGCGGACGAGCGCGCCCTTCTCGAATACTGCATGAGGTCGCGTCAGGTTTACTACCGCTATGGCACCGAGGATTGGTTGCCTTGCGTGGTAGACACCAACTCCTTGGTCATCGAACCGGCAGGGTCTAAAATGTACCGGGTGTCTCTCGTTATTGAAGACGCAAACCCGGTCCGATGCTGAGGCTCAACGTTTCCGACGTCGACCTTGATCTCTACCAGGACGAGGCGGTCAACCTCACCATTCAGTTCTCGGACCTTGAGGGCATCAATAGCCCCGTGGGTTCGTTCTCGCAGACGTTCCGCGTGCCTGGCACGGCCAAGAACATGGACGTGTTTGGGCCGATCAACACAGCCGACCCGGGAAGCGTTAACCTCAAAAGCAAGAAAGCGGCGGAACTCTTCAGCGGCTCCGTCTCCATCCTTCGGGGATTCGTGCAGGTGAAGCGCGTGGTCATTCAAAAGCAACACTACGCCGACATCGAGCTGGTGTTCTTTGCAGGCGCCGTGGACCTGAAGGCTGCCCTGGGCGACGCCCTTCTTTCCGACCTGGACTTGAGCTCCCACGACCATATCCTCAACTCCCAAAACATCCAGGCGTCGTGGGGTTCCTCGGGCATCGCGCCGGAGATTCGTTACGGCCTTATCGACAAGGGCTTCAACTGGAGCGACACAAACCCACCGTGGGCTGACGACGACGGCCTGGAGCAAGGCGAGTTGACGCCATTCATTCAGGCCAAGGTCTTGTTCGACGCGATCATGGACGAGGCGGGTTATACCTATGACTCGGACTTTTTTGACACCACCGGCGAGGGCAACTTCGATCGGGTGTATATGCCGTGCTACAACGGGGCCATTTCACCCGAAAGCGAGGGCGACGAGGACAACACCATCCACGTGGGGTTGGGTGCCGACATCACCGGCCCGGCTGGGGTGGCTGTCTTGCCTTTGCTCGACACCATCGACAACGCCCGCGACGCTTCAACCAACTGGGAAAACGCGCCCAACTTCCGGTACACGGCACCGTTCACGGGCCTCTACTCAATGCGTATTCGCGTGCCCCATGCCATCACAGGCTCCCACAAGTTGGAGGTGTGGGTCTACAAGAACGGAAGCGAATACGAGAAAATCGTGGACATCAACAGCCAAGCCGCGACCGGTTCGGTTGAGTGGGTTTACGACGGCGACGGCACCGGCTTCCCCAATGGAGGCCCGGCCTTGTACCTCGAAACGGGCGACACCTTCTCCATCCGCTACAAGCTCCACGCCTCAGACGTCACCATCTACGGCGACATCCCGAACACGACAACCAGCGACGTCACGAGCTACTACAACACCAGCCTCGAAATTTTCAACGTGGTCGAGTTGAGCGGCCAGGACGTGACCATCTCGCAGAACCTGCCCGAGATGAAACAGTTGGACTTCGTGCTTGGGCTTCAGAAAATGTTCAACCTTGTTTTTGTGCCCGACAAAAACCGGGAGAACCACCTCCTCATCGAGCCTTACGTCGACTACATGGACGCAGGGACGGAGAAGAGCTGGAACGACTTGATCGACTACAGCCAAGACATCACGCTGACCCCAACAACGGACCTTCAGGCCAAGCGCTACGAATGGACGCAGGCTGCCGGCCAGGACTTTGTGGCCACTGCCGTCCAGGAGCAACGTGGCCGCGTCTATGGAAGATACCAAGTCCTCGACCCCGAAAACGACTTTGCCACTGGAGACAAGGTGATCGAGGCGCCCTTCGCCCCGTATATTGTTAGCCTTATTCCGGGCACGCCCTTCCAAATCTACCGCAGCATCAACGCGTCGGGTCAGCGCATCGAAAACCCGAAGCCCATGTTGGCCTACTACGGAGGGCTGACGGACAACTTCGGCGAATACTACGTCAAGGCGGACGACGGCACCACGGGCAGCGCGGCGACGCTCTTCCCGTATTTCTCGCCGTTCTCCACAGATCAACCGGCCCTTGACGACAACCAGCTTCAATACGGCGTCGAGCGGCCCTTCGTTCCAATGGCGACGCCACCCATCAACACGTTGTTTGTGAAATACTGGTCGCAATATGTGACCGAGCTATACAGCGAGGAGGCCCGCGTCATGACGCTGCACGTCAAACTGGATCGCGTGGAGTTGGCCGACTTCGAGTTCAGCGACAAAATTTGGATGCGGGGGGCGCGGTGGCGCGTCACCAAAATGACCTACGACGCGAACGTGGAAGGCCTGGTGAAAATTGAGTGCCTCAAGGTTCTGTCTGACATCGCATATTGCGAGGACGTGCCGACCAGCCACATCGCAAAAGAAAACTACGTTCTTTTCAACGACTCGACCACCGGCTCGCCGGACTACGGGTCGCAGGCGTGTTGTGAGGCATACGGCTACAACTGGGTAAAAAACACCACGGTCATTGGTGGCGTGACACCTGTGAACCTCTGCAAGCCACCCAACTCCGAAATCAACCCAACGTAAGCAAATGGAAAACCCGCGTCATATCACTGAAGCCATTGACCTTTTGGTGGCAACCAAGACACGCAAGCCGTCCCTTTGGTGGGCTCTCCCTTTGGACATCTTGCTGACATTGGCCTACCTCGCGGCGTTTGGCTTGCTCATCTTTAACGTGGTCCAATGGCTGTAACCAAGCAACAGGTAATACTTGAAATCGACGCGGACACCGGCCAACTGACGGCCTCGCTCGATGACGCCAAACAGGGCGTTGAAAAGGTCAGCGACAGCACGTCCGCGCTCACCAGCCAGCTCGACAAAATGACGGGCGGCGCTGTGTCCGGGTTCAAGAACGCGGCCAACGGAACCAAGGCCTTCATCAAGGGGTTGAAGCTAACGCGTGCGGCCATCATTGCCACGGGCGTCGGTGCCTTGGTTGTGGCTGTGGTTGGGTTGGTCAAAGCATTCACGCGTTCCGAGGAGGGAGCCCGCAAATTTGCCCGCGCCTTTGAGGTGATCAAGACCGTCACCAACGTGGTGATTGACCGGCTCGGGATGTTGGGCAAGGCGGTGGTCCAAGTTTTTGAGGGGGACTTTTCCGGTGCCTACGACACAGCCTCGCAGGCCGTCACAGGATTCAACGAAGAAATCAAGAACGAGGTGGCCTTGTTTGACGACTTGATCCTGCGTGAGCAAGCGTTGGAAGACGCCCGCATCAAGCAAACGGTGGCCACGGCCAAGACGCGCGCAGAAATCAAGGAGTTGAACCTGGTCGCTGAAGACACAACCAAAAGTTTGGAAGAGCGCGAGAAGGCAGCGGCCCGTGCCGGCGAACTGGAACGCGCCCTTTTTGAGGAGCGGAAGCGATTGGCCGAGGAAGAACTCGCCATTGCGAAAGCTCGCCTTGAGAACACCGCCAGCACCACAGAGGATCGCGAAGCCGTGGCGCAGTTGGAGGCCGAAATTTTCAACTTGAGCCGCGAGTCGTTGGAGCTTCAAACCACGCTCAACAACAAACTCAACATCATACGCGCGGAGGGAGCGCGCAAGCAAGAGGAGGCCCGCAAAGCGGAGGAGGCCGCAGCACAGAAGGCCATCGAGGACGCAGAGAAGGAGGCCGAGGCTGCCAAAAAGGCCGCAGAGAAAAAAGAGGCCGCAGAAAAGAAACGCCTCGAAGAGGAAAAGAAAGCGAAGGACAAAGCCGCCGCAGAGGACCAAAAGAGACGTGAGGAAGAGTTGGCCGCAGAGCGCGCGCTCATCGAGCAAAAACGCGCCATGACGTTTGCCGCCCTCTCTGCCCTGCAACAATTAAACGCGGCGTTCGCCAAAAACGACGAGGAGGGGGCACGTCGCGCCTTCAAGCGCAACAAAGCCCTGTCCCTTGCATCCGCTGTCCTCAACACAAGCCAAGCCATCACCGACGCCCTGGCAAAGGACGCCACGTTCCCGGGCTCTCGATTCATTGCAGCCGCCACGGCAGGTGCCGCAGGTTTGGCGCAAATTCAAAACATCCGCAAGACGCAGTTCCAGGGAAGCAACCCACCGCCTCCAGCCACTGAAGAGCGCGGGCCGGCGGCAGGCTTTGCCGCTGGAGCCGTCGGGGCACCGGGAGCGCCAGCCCTGGACCTCGGGTTCCTTGGCGAAGGGGCCGGGCAAGCTGGACCGATCCAGGCCTACGTCATTGCGCAGAACGTCAGCAACGCACAACAAGCAAACCAACAGGTCCAAGACCAAGCAACACTCGGGTAATGAAAATTGTGGAACTTATAATTGACGAGGAGGCCGAGGTCTTCGGTATTGAAGCCATCTCCTTGGTTGATCGTCCAGCCATCGAGTTGGACTTCGTGGCGCTGAAGGACCAAAAGGTTCTTTTTGCCGAGGTGGACAACGACAAGCGCATCCTCATGGGGCCGGCCTTGGTTCCCGACAAACCGATCTACCGCAAAAACGCAGGCGGGGAGTTCTACGTCTACTTCTCAAAGGACACAGTCCGCCGCGCTGCGGAACTCTACCTCCAGCAGGGACGCCAAACGGCCCACACCCTGGAGCACGAGCACGCCATCAACGGCCTCACCGTGGTGGAGTCATGGTTGGTTGAAGACAAAGCCAAGGACAAGTCGGCGGTCTATGACCTCGACGTTCCGGTGGGCACATGGATGGTCGCCGTCAAAGTTGACAACGAGGCCATTTGGCAAGACTGGGTGAAGGAAGGCAAGGTCAAGGGGTTCTCCATCGAGGGCTACTTCGCCGACAAGATGCAAAAGCAAGAGGAGGACGCCGTCCTGGGCTATGACGTCGTGGACGCTGTTTTGGATTTGCTGGAGATGGAAAGCTTCAGCGACTACCCGGATGCGGTGGTCAATAACGCCAAGCGCGGTATCGAGCTCAACAAGAAGCACGGCAACAAGTGCGCCACGCAGACTGGCAAGATTCGGGCACAGCAGTTGGCCCAAAAGAAACCGTTGAGCCGGGAGACCATTGGCCGCATGGCGTCCTACCTCGCGCGGGCGGAGGTCTATTACGAGAAGGGCGACACGAGCGACTGCGGGTATATCTCCTACCTCCTTTGGGGTGGCAAGGCTGGTAAACGTTGGGCCGACGCCAAGATGCGCGAGTTTGAAACGCTGTCCGCCCTGGAGCAAGTGGCCGTGGAGATCATGGCCGAGCGCTACGAGGCGGCAGAGGTTGGACCGCGTGGTGGCGTCAAGCGCAGCAAGAAAGCCCCCAAGAGCGACACCCCAAATAAGAACCCCAAGCGCGGCAGCTCCAAAAACAAACCAGGCGCCGCAGCGAGCGAGGGCAAGGTCAAGGTGCCCAAGGAAGTGGAAAAGACGCTCCAGCAGAAAAGCGACGACTTCAACGAGCGCTACAAGGAGAAGTTGGGCTACGGCGTAAGCGTGGCCAAACTGCGAGTTGTTTATCAAAGGGGCGTGGGCGCATATCAAACGTCGCACTCTCCCGAGGTGAAAAGCTCGCAACAATGGGGGTTGGCTCGCGTCAACGCGTTCCTTTACCTCGTGAAAAACGGGCGCCCTGAAAACGCGAAATACACCACCGACAACGACTTGCTGCCTGCCAAGCACCCCAAGGCCAAAAAATAAGTGGCTCCGTTTGTCAGCATTAGGGTGCCGAAACCGTCTAATAAAAAACGCACAAACATGAACATTCAACAACGCGTTCAAGAGATCCTTAACAAGTTTGACGTCAACCTGACTGTCACAGAGGAAAAGCGCACCGAGATGGCCGAGGTCACCTTGGAAAATGGCACGGTTCTTTACGCCGACGACGAGTTCGCCGTTGGAGCGGAGGCCTACATTATCAACGACGAGGGTGAACGCATCTCCGTCCCCGCTGGAGACTACGAGCTCAACGACGGCCGCTTGCTGGTCATTGGAGAAGGTGGCAAGGTGGAAGAGATGAAGGGCGCCCCGGAAGCCGAGGAGGCAGCCGAGGAGAAGGAAGAGGAGCGCGTCGAGCAAAGCGCCGACACCCCCGAAGCGGAAGAGACCCCCGAGGTCGAAGTTGAGGTGGAGGTCGAGTTGGAGGACAAGGAGGAAGAGGACAAGCCTTCCTACGTCACCCGCGCCGAAGTTGAGGAAATGATCAAGGCCGCGTTTGAATCCCTCAAGGAAGACGAGGACAAAGAAGAAATGTCCGACGTCAACCCCGAGGCACCCAAGGCCGAGGCAGAGCCCGAAGCCGAAGAGGAGGCAGCCCCCGAGGCTGACCCCGTTGTTGAGGAACTGGCCGCCGTCAAGGCCGAGCTTTCAGAGATGAAAGACGAAGCCGTTCCCATGTTGAAGCACGCCACGCCAACGGCGCAGGCGGAGCCACTTGATTTGTCAAAACTTTCATTACAGGAGCGCGTCGCCGCCCTCCACTCTAAATTCTCTCAGAAATGAGCCAATACAAATTTGCCAACGCCAGCATCGCAGCCGGCACTTACGCAGGTGAGGCGGCCCGCCCATACGTGGCGGCGGCTATCCTGTCAGCTGACACCATCGCCAACAACTACGTGCAGGTGTTGCAGAACGTTCACAGCAAGGCCGTCCTCCGGAAGTTCTCCGGCGTGGACATCGAGCCCGCTACTTGCACCTTCACCCCAGGTCAGAACAACGCCCTCACCCTCGGTGAGCAAGTTTTGACCGCGACCTCTTTGCAGGCGCAAGAACAGGTGTGCAACAAAGACCTCCGCGCTACGTGGGAAGGTGCTTTGATGAGCGGACAGAACTCCGCCGCTCCTGCCGACTTCACCACCTACGTGGCCCAGTACGTGGCCGCTCGCGTGGCTGCCCAAATCGAGGGCAACTTGTGGCAGGGTAACTACGACGCCGACGGTTCTGGTTCCGGTTCCGCCAGCTACGACAGCTTTGACGGTCTGTGCGAAGTCATTAAGGACGACGCTTCGAACTTGGGCTACAACGGTACCGCCGCTGGTGCCTTCACCGCTGACGATGCTTCCGCCACTGGTATCTTGACCCACTTGGACGCGGCTGTCAACAACGCGCCAAGCGAGGTGCAGAGCGACCCCGACGCAGTGATTTACATGAGCCGGAAGTCATTGTTCTTGCTCCAGCGAGCCATGGCCGGTGTGATCACCTCAAGCGGTGGAATTTCTCCAACCTTCGTTGGTGAATCTCGCCCAATGTCTTACCTCGGCTTTGCCATCGTGGCACCCGCTGGTATGCCAAACGACACCATCGTGATGTGCAACCCCAACCAGTTGTACTTCGGTACCGACTTGTTGACCGACCACATCAACGCGAGCATCTTGAACCTCCGCGACGTGACTGGTGACGACGTGACTCGCGTCATCATGCAGTTCAGCGGTGGCACGCAGATCGTGGACGCTGGGTCCATCTCTGCCGTTCGCCGCACGTCGTAAGATTAACCCGAAGAACGCGGGGGAGCGAAAGGGCTCCCCTGCATCTTCTCAACCTCTGACATCATGGCTTGTAGCCTTACACTTACAGGACGGTCTCTCCCTTGCCGTGACGCCCTCGGGGGTGTGAAAAAGGTGTGGATGGCCGCGTTTTCCGACGGCCTTTGGGACGCGGTTGCTTCGGGTGAAATCCCTGACAGCGCCGCCGCTTTGACTTTGCGCGACTACGTGTCCCCCAAGAACACGTCAAGCCTTACGCAAACCGTGAACGCATCGGTCGAGAACGGGACGGTATTCTACTCGCAGGTCTTGAGCTTGGTGGTGAACAAGCCCGTGGCGGCTGACATCACCGAAATCCAAAACCTCGCCAAGGGACGCCTCGCCATCGTCGTGCAGGACTTGAACGACAACTACTTCGTCATGGGCCATATTCGTGGCGCGGAGTTGACCGGCGGAAGCATCGCCACAGGCACCGCCATCGGCGACCTCAACGGCTTCACGTTGGAGTTCACAGCCGAGGAAGCCATCCCGGCTCCATTCCTTGACGAGACCGGCGCCAACTTGACGTTCACCGTCACAACGTAATAAACACCGGGCCAAAGCCTTGGGACCGTTTATAGTTATAAAAGGAGGGGGAGGGCGTTGGCTCTCCCCTTTTTTGATATCATGATACACCTAACACCAAACGCCGCCTCCAACGTCGTGAGCCTTTCGCCCTACCAAGCGCGGAAGTACCTCGCCACGTTCACGCACTACCTCATCGTCCTAACAAACGAAGCCACCGAGGCAACCCACGCGGCGGTGCTTGCGCCTTCGGTCGACAACGAGAGGGAGACCAAGTTCGACCTTCCAACGGACGCGGATGCGGCAGGTGAGGTGCTCATCACCCAGTCCGGCCTCTTCACGTATACCGTATACGGCCAAAACAGCGCAGACAACACCGATCCATCCGCCGCCTCCGTTGTGGGCGTCTGCGAAACCGGCGCAGCCCGCGTGACCGCCGAGGCCGCATGGACAACCCCTGCCATCTCCATCCCTGACAACGTCGTATATTACCAGTGACATGGATTTACTTCACCTAAAAGAATACCAGGCCAAAAGCTACGCGGAGTCCGCGAGCCGTGAAGGCTGGATTAAATACGGGGACGACAACCTGTTCCCTCAATACCTCATCGACCTCTACCATTCCAGCGCCACGCACAACGCCCTTTGCACGTCCATTGCCTACATGATTTTTGGCGACGGCGTTCAGGCCGACGAGCTTGACGCGCGGTTGAAGTTTGAGGAGTGGGGGTTGGACGACGAGATTCGCAAGGCGTGCCTGGACCTGAAAATTCAAGGCGGCTTTGCTTTGGAGATTGCTTACAACCTGGGGCGCACGTCAATCAAAAGGGTGAAGCACTGCCCGTTTGAGCGCATCCGCTCCGCCGAGGTCAACCATGACGAGAAGGTGGAGTTCTACTATTACTCGGAGGACTGGAGCGACCCCCATTGCGAGCCCGTCAAGGTTCGGTGCTTCAATCCCGAGGACAAAAAGGAATACCCCCACCAAATTCTCTACGTCAAGCCTTTCTCGCCTGGGTCATATTACTACCCGAAGCCCGACTACGTGGGTTCCATTAACTACATCGAGCTTGACAAGGAGATTGGCACCTACCATATCAACAACATCAAGAACGGCCTCGCCCCTTCGTTCACCATCCACTTCAAGAACGGGGTGCCATCGCAGGAGGAGCGCCACCGCATCCGCACCGACATCGAGCGTCAGCTCGGAGGGGCAACCAATGCCGGTAAGTTCATCGTGACCTACTCCGATCAACCCGACAGGAAACCCGACTTCGAGCCTTTCCCGTTGAGCGATGCCGACAAACAATACCAGTTCTTGAGCACGGAGGTTTCCGACAAAATTATGGTCGGGCACCGCGTGGTGTCTTCGGCCATGTTTGGCGTCAAGACAGCCGGCCAACTGGGCAACACCCAAGAACTTGAAATCGCGTCGGAGTTGTTTGACAAGCAAGTGGTCAAGCCCTACCAACGCATCCTCTGCACGGCCATCGAGAGCGTTCTTCAAGCTGCCGACGCCCCTGCCAACGTCACCGTTGAGGTGGTGCAAACCGACGAGGAGATTGTCGAAGAACAAGACAACACCGAGTTGAGCGCCGAGGTTTTGAACCTGGCCTGCGACTATTTGGTCGAGATGGGCGAGGAGGAAAATGACGCCGAATGGGAGTTGATTGACGCCCGCCGCGTTGACTATGACAGCGAGGCCCAACAAGACGCCATGTGGACGTTTGCCACTGTCCCAAGCGGAAAGCCACAAGCCGGCTCCGAACAGGACAACGCGGTCATCAAAGTGCGCTACGCATATATGCCCAAGAAAACGGGCACCGCATCACATGAGAGCCGCGACTTTTGTCAGCGCATGGTCAACGCCGGAAACCGCGTGTGGCGTAAGGAGGACATCGCCGCAGCTTCAGAGCGCGCCGTCAACCCCGGGTGGGGTCCCAATGGCGCCGACACCTACGACCTGTTTCTCTACAAGGGTGGCGGATCCTGCCAACATTTTTGGGAGCGCCGCACCTACCTCCGCAAAAACAACAAGAAGGTCAGCGTCAACCGCGCTCGCGCCATCATTCGCGAGGCCGGCCTTCCTCCTATGGAACAAAATGACTCGCGCGTTGCGCAGCGCCCACGCGACATGGTGAATCGTGGGTTCCTCGAACCTAAAAACTGGAAAACCCCGCAGTAATGGCACTCTCCGCTGAAGTCCTGTTTGTCAACCCTGACTACCTCAAACGCATCACCCAACTCAACGGGGGCGTCGAGGAGGCGGTCATGGTTCCCGCCATCATTTTGGCCCAGGACAAGTACCTCCAACAATACCTCGGGACCGATCTCCTCAACAAATTGAAGAGCGACGTCAGCGGGGGCACCCTCACTGGCAACTACGAGATCCTTGTGGACAGCTACGTGCGCAAAGCCACGGCCTGGTGGTCAATGGTGGAGTTGATGCCCAACCTTTACGTCAAACTGGACAACGGAGGTTTGGTAATTCGCACGGCAGAAAACACCGCAGCAATCGGTCCGGACGACCTGCACCGCGAAGTGGAAAACGCGAGGCAGAACGCGCAGTTCTACACCACGCGCATGGTTGAATACCTGTGCAACAATTCAAATTTGTTCCCGGAATACAGCACCAACAGCGGTGCCGATATGTTGCCGCAACGGACGGCATATTACCAAAACGGTATGACCATCTCGGGCGGCTATGACCAAGTTGACCCCGACCTCGCACGTCGCTTGCTGGAATGACCAGGAAAGAAAACGAACGCGCGCTGCGGGCGTGGTTAAAAAAGGAAGATGAACGCAAAGCCAAGCAAAAAGAAAAGCCTACGCCAGTTCCTCCGCCAGCTCGTGGCGGCGTGGCTGGAGTTTAACCGCTACGTGTGATGCCATTACGTGACAAAAAAGGCCTGGCAAGGGCCAAGGCCATCCTCAAGTATACCGACAGCGAGTCCAACGAACTCATGATCGGGTTTCTCCACATGGCGATCCTTCCGTTTGCCATGTTTGAGTTGGGCAAGCCCTGGGCCATCCTGCAAGTGGCCGCCCATTTGGCCGGTGCCTTTCAGGTGTTTTGTGCCCTGTGGGACGGTCGTTTGTTCATGCGAAAGGTGGCCGTTCAAATCGCCTGTGTTATTTCGATCGCCACCGTGGCCAACTATACCACGGCGGGCATGATGAAGGGTAGCCACCTGGGGTGGTTGCTAATTTGCGGTATGTCCATTTGGAACCTATACCGCGTCACCAATGAACAGTTGTCCAAAAGATGAATGACTACACAACCATCATTGTCACGTTGGCCACCGTCCTGACCAGTGCAGGCGCGTGGCAATTTTGGCAGAAGCGCCTCAAATTGAAGCACGACGAGCGCGCGGTGGACAAGAGCGAACAGACCATGTTTCGCGACGACCTGCGGGAGCGTGTGGCGGTCCTTGAGCAAAAATTAGAGGAAGCATATACGGACAAAGCGCAAACCGAACGTAAATTGACGGAGGTGCTCACCAAGCTCGCAGAATACAAGGTCCGCCTTGAGTTCTTGGAGAAGGAAAACGACCGCCTCAAAACCCGGTAAAATGTACAAGTACTTCAAGGTCGAAGAGTTCGACAGCCCCGACGAACCAGGGTCGGGTAAAATGATGGAGCCCGCAGTCATCGAAGCGTTGGACAACGCGCGAGATTTGGCGGGTTTCCCGTTTGTGGTGACCAGTGGGTTCCGCACCGTCGCCCACAATCGAAGTTTGTTGAAGGCAGGCTACGCCGCCTCGCCCAAGTCAAGCCACCTCCTGGGGTGGGCTGTGGATTTGCGCGTGGACAGCAGCCAACGCCGCTACCTCATGGTTGAGGCCTTGCTCGACGCTGGCTTCCATCGCCTGGGCATCTCGGACAACTTCATTCACGCGGACATGGATCCGAACAAAACACCCAACGTATTGTGGACATACTAAGGAAAAGCCGCACGGTTCACCACGTCGACCTTGACTTCAAAAAGCGAGGGACGGACAAGAACCTCCTGTTTATCTCGGACGTCCACTATGACTCCGTGAAATGCGACCGGTCACTTTTGCACCGCCATCTTGAAGAGGCGCGACGCATTGGGGCCGGCGTTTTCATTTTTGGCGACCTGTTTGACCTCATGCAGGGGCGGTTTGACCCTCGGGGCAACTATTCCGAGCTGCGACCCGAATACAAGTCATGTGTGTATGTTGACGAGGTTATCCAGGACGTGGGCGAGAAGTTGGCAGAATACAAGGACGTCATTCGGTTCATCTCCAGGGGCAACCACGAGACCAACATCGAAAAACGCATGATGGTGTCCCCCATTGACCGCGTGGCTCAAATTATCAACGCCGCAGGGGGAAGGGTGGAGACCGGAGGATATGCCGGGTGGCTTGGCATGACGTGCCACCGTGGCGGCAAAAGTTGCAAGCGGTTCTTGGTTCACTATCACCACGGCTATGGCGGCAACGCCAAGCGCTCCAAGGGCGTCCTCAACAACGACCTGGATCTCGCGCAGTTCCCCGACGCCGACTTCATTGTTCGCGGCCATGACCACAACAAATGGTATCACCCTGTGACTGTGGATCGCATCAACCAAAAGATGAAGCTCGAACAAAGCACGCGCTACATCATGCGCCTGGGCTCCTACAAGAAACTGGGGGACCGCTTTGCAGGTTGGGCCACAGAGAAGGGGTTCAATACGCCAACCCTTGGAGGATGGTGGGTGCGCTTTGTGGAAAATAGAGACGAATACCGCGTTGAAGTGAGGGACGCCTCGTAGTATATTGGTCCCGGCCATCAGGTGGTCGAATCATTTGTTTTTTTCAGTCGAGGAGCCTCCGGAACGCCGGGGGCTCTTTTTTTTGTCCCGATGTTTGGAAAACAAAGAAGGTTTCCTACCTTTGGGAC